TATTACCATACCAGAGTTAAATCTCTGCCACATAACCCTTTCGGTATTATGCTTGGTGTAGAAGGCTCTAAGGGGTTTCCCGAACAACAAGGTGTTTTGCAAAATTGAATGTAGTCAAAAACAGACAATTTCACTAGCTACTAGCATATTATGTGAGTGCTTAACCATTTTTTTCAAAGACAAGAGCTCACATTGTCTTTGTAGGTAGCTTTTCAACGCACTAAGAATTTTTACGTTATAATTGGTAGCATATACTCTGACCTTGGCAGTGTTAGTACCTTGGACAGTTGCATTGGATAGAACAAGTTGAAGAGTTGCGTTATCAATGCGCGAGAAGTTGCAAGTGCCACTGGGTTGATGTTCCTCAGGGCGAAGGGCGAACGAGTACACGTTGATACCCTCATCAGGGTTGCGAGTGTGGGCTTGGTATGGCTGAACCAATGAGAAATAGGTACCTTCACGCTCTGAGAAGCGGTCTTGGCCGTTAAGTTGAAGCTTAGCGGTGACGACAGGGTTTTGACCCCAACAGTGGAGGTCAAGAGAGGTCTCAGTCAAAACGAAAGTACCGGCATCCGACACGGAAGATTCAACGCCACCGTGAACTGTCTTGGAAGGATCGGATACATAAGGACCCGCATAACCAGTTCCGTAGGCGCCAATGTAATCGGGGTTGCCGGGAACAGGTTGGCCGCCAAAGTTGGGCTCGTTGTAAGGGTTGGAAGGACCGTTCCAGTAACCAGAGTAGTTTGGAGGAAAGAACTCGTCAACAGCACCCGAATCGTGGAAAAGACCGTTTTGGTCAATGAAGGCGTTGTTCACACCATTGATGCCACCAGCAGCGACGGAATTGGGTCCTCCAAAGGCATGGATAGCGTTGGGAAGAGCATCAATAGCATCAGTGTAGTTGAAAGGTTGAGCACCAAGCACCTTGAAAAGGAGGGCGTCACACACAAGCGAGGAACAGTAGTCCACGTTTTGATCGGGTTGGACAACCCAGATAAGCTCCTTCACAGGGTGGTTGAAGTTAAGCTTGATCTTGTTACTGGAAGAACCGACGGACTCATCACCAGTGAATTGAAGCTGGGTGATCAAGTACTCGTGGGGGTTCTGAGCCATTCTTCGGCGCTCGTCAGTGTCCAAGAAGACATAGTCAACATAGAGCGAAGCAGCAACGATAGACTGGTTGTAGGCAATAGTGGCAGGGACAGGGCGTCCTGGAGCGTATTGGCCACCCATTTCGTCTTTGCAACTCAAAGAGGTAACAGCCCATAAGCATTCATCAATGGGACGGATATCTAAATTAATTTTAACTTCGTGATACTGCACATCACGTTATACCCCACCTTTCGGTGTATTTCATGTTTCTAGGGAGTAGACTATATCTTAAGCCATCATAAAAGTTGATTAAACTTCTCAGACCCAAAACCGTTTAGTCGTTGAACCTTCCTCATATCCTATCATTACGGATTTAGAGGCTTGGCTGCTGATTATCCATTTTTAGCATTTATTTTGCTATTATCTGTGGGATTTTCACCATACCTGAGTTTACTTCTCAGCCATGATAAACTTTCGTCTATCATTTGGTACCCAAAAAATTGTTTGTTCTTTGAATGAAAACGATTTATATTATGCTTGATTGTCATACAACCATTTATAGCATTGTTTTTATATCGTTTTATATTCAAATTGCCAATCATATTTTTTTTACAGCTTTAGGAACTTCCAGCAATTTGGTCTTGTTGCCACCTGTTACAAATTTAGTAACAAGTGACTAGCATCTGGGGATGACTTTCAAAGTCATTATGAGCCCCGAACAAATTTTTCCTAAAATAGTTCTCATATATTTTAGGTTGGATGCTTTTCTGCCCTGCAGATTTTAAGGCGATAAGTGGTAATGCCAAACCAGGGTTGGTGTTGAACCAAAACTGGAATGGAATGTAAAGAGTGGTCTCAGGAAGAGCGTTACGGGGAGCGCACACTTGACGGGGAGCGAAAGAGTCACAAGGACCATCCACATCCGAAAAGGAAGGATCAGTGATAAAGGTAAGCTGGGTGGTGTTACCAATCATCTTGAAGTATCCACGTTGTTGCTCAGAAGTAAGAGTAAGTTGGTTCCAGATGTGCATCCAGTCACCATATTGACGGTCAATGCGCTGACCACCAATCTCCACCTCCACCTGGGCAATCAATTGCTCACCAGGGAAGTCCAACCAACGGGCATAGACACCAGAGGCAGTGGTACTTCCGTTGATGAAAGTTCCCACACCCATAAGTTGGTTGATCTCAGGAAGAGTGACCTGAAGATAAGTGCGGTAAGCCAAATCACCGTTGCGGCTGATCACACACTGAACACGGCGACCGAAATCGGCTTGGCCGTTGAAAGTTTGCTCAATAGATTCCATTGAGAAATTGGTATAACGTCGGTAGGTTACCTTCCAAAAGGTAATCTGAGGGTTTCCAGTAAGATAGACATCTTGAGCACCATAGGCAACTAATTGCATAAGACCGCCTCCCATTTTTATAATATTGCTAAAGAAAAAAAATTTAGAAATTAATTAATTTTAATTTAATTCATTTTAAAAATAAAATATTAAAAACTTAAAAATAAACACTATTTAAAAACATCTATTTTGCATGATACATGCACTATGATAATAATTTTTTCATATCAAAATTCCCCTTCATAAAGGAAACCAAATAGGAATCGGAAAGGACTTCTTTTTTTCCTTCGTGATTTTTGGTAAAGATAAATGATTTTTGCCTTTTTTTAATAGACCATCCGTCTTCTAATGCGTTGTAAATAAATAGCATTTTTTGATATTGTAAATAATCTATTTTTTTCGTTTCATCTAAATCTCCTAGATGAATTTTATTTTCCATTTTCGTTTATAATTCTTGAAGAAAACTAGTTTTCATGTTTAACTCATATTTTCATCCCATCCCGTCTAATTTCATTTCTATTTCTCCCAATTTTGTTTCAATATTACTTAGCTTTTCCACTATATTTGTTTTGTTGTTTGATAATATTTTGTTTGTAATGTATTCTCCTATGATCCATCCTATTTGAAAAGAAAAAAAGCCGATTGCAAAGGATACGACTTCCATTATTATCTCCTTTCCTTAAATAAATTCGTGTTTTGAACGCAACTCACTAGAATAAGTAATTTTACTAAATTAGTAATTAAAAAAAAACTCTTATAACTATTTATTGCCATCATAATTATGCCTTCTTTTAAACCGAAAGCAAATAAAAAGATTAAAATCAATAAAAAAACTGCTACCACTCTTGACGGGAAACACAAAGAATTTATTAGCGAGTTTAACCAAGACGAATTGAATACGATCCCCGCTTTGAAGCAAGAGAGAGAAGGGTTGAAAACAAAGTTAGAAAGAGAAAAAGCCACGTTAACGATAGAACAGCGTCTAGATACAGAGGATAGGATAACGGATATAACCAAAAATATAAATAATCTCAGGCTTAAAAAAAAGGATTATTTCTTGGACAATTCCAAATTTATTTTTGATTATTTTGAAAATAAGAAAAATATTTCCAATAATGATTTGACAAATTCCGGTTCTTCCAGTTCTCTCTCTCATTACACATCGGCAAACCCCCATAGCAAAAACAACTTAATTCACTCATTTTTCAAAATCAAAAACGAAAACAGTGAACAAATAGACAACAAAAATAATAACATTGTTCAAAAATACCTGAGCAATATTGACGATTCTTTTATGGATATCAACTCTTTTGTGAAATCAACTGATATTTGTGAATATTGTTACAAGGGAGAAATGATTCCGCTGGAAGACGAAGGCGTTCTTATTTGTAATACCTGTTCTCGTAATATTCCTTATTTGATTGAAAATGAGAAACCTTCTTACAAAGAACCTCCCAAAGAAGTATGCTTTTATGCTTACAAACGCATCAATCATTTCAAGGAAATCATTGCTCAGTTTCAGGGGAAAGAAACGACGCAAATACCTGCGGAAGTGATTGAAAACATCAAACAACAAATCAAAAAGGAGAGAATAGATGTATCACAAATCAACAACCAAAAAACCAAGGAAATTTTGAAGAAACTTGGCTACAACAAGTATTATGAACATATTCCCTTTATCAAGGACAAACTCGGTATCAAGCCGCCAATCATGTCACAGGAACTGGAAGAAACGTTATTCAATCTCTTTATTGAATTACAAGCACCTTATTCCAAATTTTGTCCAAATGACCGTGTTAATTTTTTGAACTATTATTATACAGCATACAAGCTTTGTGAACTTTTGGGAGAAACACAGTATTTAGAACATTACCCGATGTTGAAGGATCCTGAAAAGAGGATAGACCAGGATGCCATTTGGAAAAAAATATGCGAGGAATTGAATTGGGAATTTATTCCTACGGTTTAGAAATGGAAAAAAATGAATCTAATGAATCTAACGAATCTAATGAATCTAACGAATCTAATGAATCTAACGAATCTAATGAATCTAAAAAAAAATATTAAAAAAATAACATTAAAAATAGAATGAACACGATATTATTTTTTATACTATCTACTTTTGGTTATTCCGTTTGTGGTTTCAATAGAAATATTCCTCTTTGGATTTCAAGAATGACACAAAGAGAGAAAAATATAGTAAAAGAGGTAAACGGTTTTTATGGATTGATAGGACCCAACATAGATAGTAAAAAACAAACGACATTGTATGATTTATTTAGAGGTGATGGTATCATACAAGGAGTCTTTTTTGACAAAGGAAATCTCACTTTTGTAAAACATTTAGTAGAGACTGAAAAGATAAAATACCAAAAAAATTTCGGTAAAACATTGGAGAATCCATTTGTCATGTTTTTTTTTACTTTATTACGTAAAATCGTAAAAGTACCCAATATGATGGGTACGGCAAATACTGCCATGATCTGTATAGACAAAAAAATATTTGCTTGTTATGAGCGAGACACCCCTTATTTATTAGATATTGATTTTGATAAAAAAGGTATTATTACAAAAAAGAGACAAGATATTCCTGCGATGAATTATTTTTCAGCGCATTCCAAATATGACAATGAAACACAAATAGTGGATACGATAGAATACAGTATGATGAAACAAACAGTCAGTTATTATCAATTGGCTGAAGATTTTTCATTGCTAAACAAAATTGAATTTCCGTTTGTTTATATGCCTTTGGTACATGATTTTTTCGCGGATGGAAAAAAAGTGGTTATGATAGATAGTCCGTTTGAAATAGATTACGGTGGTTTTTTCAATAAAAAAATGCCTGTGAAAATGAATGAATACAAGGATTCTTATATTTATGTTTATGATAAAGAGAGAAAGGAGAGAAATACATATATATTGAAGGAAAAAGGTATCAATTTGTTTCATTATGCGAAAGTGAGTGAAAACGAGGATAGCATTTGTATATATGCTGCCCTTTACGAATCATTGGATTTTTCCAATTTGGAATTGCATGGGAAATATCGTTGTATTCAAATGAATAAAAAGACAAAGAAAGTGACGATAGAGAAAAACAAAGCATTGGAAAAATACAATTTGGATTTTCCTGTGAATTACGAGAACAAGGTAATTTTGCGAAATGTTGATTTGGAAAACAAAAAAGCAAATGGTTTCGTTATTTGTAAAAATTTATGTATTGTTGCCAAGATTTTTTTTGAAGAGAGAGAAATCCTAGGGGAACACCAGGTTGTTTATGTAAAACAAAAACCGTTTCTCTTTTTTTTTAATACGTATCGCAACGGCTATTTTCTCTCTTTGATGAATATTGAAAACCCAAAAGAGATCATTGATATTGACATCCCAGAAAAGATAGTGTTGGGATTTCATAGTATTTTTATAAATAAACCCAGTGAAGTAGCATCTTAATGTTTCCCATGTTTTCTTGTTTTTTATTATTTTATTGTATTTTACAAGTTAAAATAAATCAATCATCATGAGGATTTTTTACAGGATATGGATTTGTTAAACCGTAATTGTTATCAAGAGAGACAAATTCTTTGTTGATTTGAACGCGGTCGGCAATATCTTTGCGTGATCCACCTCTTGTTTGTTTCGCTCTGTTCACTCTTTTTCGCTTATAGGTTCTCTTTCTTTTCTTGTATTTGTATGTTTTCTTAGTCATGGTTCTGGTATATATAATAGTGTGAGTTTCTCTCTTTGTAAAGATTTCAAAAGTGATATTTTATATGATTTCTAAAAAGAAATTCTATAAAATCAAAAAAGTAGCGTTGTTCTTTTTTACAAGGATTTATTTATTATTTAAAAACCACCAGGGAACTTGACAAGGTTGGCACCGATACCGAAACCGGCACCAGTACGAGCACTGGATCCCATACTTGGCACATAAGTATCCAAGATACTAAATGTGGCAGCAGCAGTCAATGCAATAAGGGCAATCTCCTCAATGTTCAAAGAACGCTTGGGGATGGCATAAGCGGCAATAGCGACCATCAAACCTTCGACA